TATTGCTAAAGATTCCCGTGCTAAAGCATGGTCTATCTATAGCGAATCAGAAACACAAGAGAACATCAGAGGCACAGCCTTTGGTGCATGGCATGCAGTAGTAGAACATGCTGACCACTATGCAACAGGTGGCGCGAGTCGCCTTGCCGCCGCCACCTTGAGTGGACGCAATGACAAGATAAAGACAAAGGCTTTATCTCTGTTAGTATAAGTTTACCTTGAGGGGTAAAAGCGCAGAACTTATATGGTTTACTTCTTTCCATTTAAGGGACGTTTCACTGGGTTGTCCCGCCAGTGGCGCACACGGGGCACACACAAACAACGAGAGGAACACATGAACACAATCCAAATCACAACAGTAGATGGTCCAGTAAACTATACTGAATCTGAAATTGTCCGTTACATTGAGAAAGCAAAAGGAATAGATGACCTTAACACCTTACTCAACCAGCAATACAACACTATCCGTAGTATTAAAGAGAACGTCCGTGACTTCTTTAGTGAAGTTGAATGGGAAGACGGTGAGCAAACAGTCACTAAGTCTGACGTCAATGAGTTACTCGAACGTATTGGCTCACACAAACTTACATCAAGATACGGTGGTACATTCACAATCACTGGTACTTTCCAAGTAGAAGCAGAAGATGCAGATGAAGCAGAGTCTATGTTCGTAGACAATGTAGATGTATCATTCCATGATGGTGATTACACCATTGACCAAACAGAAGTTAATGATGTAGAAGAGGACTACTAATGAGTAAAGAACTAGAAGATAAACTAAAATATGCTTCTGAAACAACACAAATAGTGTTAGATAAAATGTTAGAAGACATAGAAGAAGATAACTAATGGCAGAGTACGTACCTTATAGACCATATAAGGGTACGGCTGGATGGTCAGGCACTGATACATCTAAGGCTCGTGCTGTAGATAATGTTAAATCAGGTAGAGAAAAAAACTATCAGATAACAACATTATCATATTTAAAACTAGCAGGCATACAAGGTATGACTTGGAAAGAGTTAGCCGAAAATACAGGCTGGCATCACGGCACGACTAGTGGTGTATTATCAGTACTGCATCAGTCAGGTGCTATAGTGCGTGCTGTAAAGACACGCAACAGATGCAAGATATATGTGCATCAAGATTACAAAGATAATGTTATGCATGAAGTGTATAAGAAACGAGAAAAACTTTGCCCTCACTGTGGCAATGACATCAATGCATGACACCTGGCATGCTATGATGTGTGGGTTAGGAGTGGTGGGGTTTCGGTTCTCTCCTTGTTCCCACCCTCCTGACCTATGAACAAGGGAGAGTTATGTCAGAAGTAGAAATACCAAGAGATAAATACGGTAGACCTATGGTTGTACCACCTAAAGGTGGTAAACCTGTGCCGTATACACGAACTACTACAGTTGCAGGTTCATTAGATGATGGCACTGCATTAGTAGCATGGAAGTTACGCATGGCTGCAGCAGGATTAACACTGCGTCCTGACCTACTGTTGGCTGCAAGTGCAGCGAGAGACAACAAGTTAGAGATGGATAAGTTAGTTGAAGATGCTATGACTGCAGCAGGTGCAACAGCGCAGGCTACAATAGGTACAGCCATACATACACTGACAGAGAAACACGATAGAGGTGAAGACCTTGGCGTAATACCAGAAGATTATGTTGCAGACATACAAGCATACGCTGATGCAACTAAACACTTTAAGAATGTATTCATTGAACAGTTTTGTGTGCTAGATAAATACAAGATTGCTGGCACACCTGACCGCATAGTTGAATACAAAGGTGAGTTGTTTATCTCCGACTTAAAGACTGGTAGTATTTCCTACCCAAATAAAATTGCTATGCAGTTAGCCGTGTATGCGCACGGCCTGCCGTATAACCCTGCCACGGCAGTCCGTGGTAGTTGGGGTGGTGTCAATCAAGATAAAGGAATCATTGTCCATCTACCAGCAGGTAGTGGTAAATGTGAACTGCATTTCGTTGACATCAAACAAGGTTGGAAAGGTATAGAGTTAGCAATGAAAGTCCGTGCCTTTAGAGACACAAAGAAATCCCTAGTAACATCTATTCAAGGAGAATAAATGGCAAGTACCGAATCACCAATCAGTATCACAGTCAAATCAGTAGCAGGTTCTCTTGTTACATTACGTGCTGACACAGCAGAAGAACTAGACCAACGTGTTGCGTTGTCTATTGCTTCTCTTGCAGCGGCAACACAAGAACTAGAAGCAGCCATCCGCAATGTGCTTGCAGTCAATGCAGCAGTACCACCCAATCCACAAGTAGCAACAATTGCTACAGCATTTGGTGGAACGGTAGTAGATTCATTTGATGCACCATCTATGGGTGCAGGCTCACGCAATTGTCCTCACGGTACAATGACACGCATTCATGGACTAACAGGTAAGTTCGGTCCATACAAAGGTTACTTCTGCCCTGCCAAGCAGGGTGATATGACTAAGTGTACTACTCAGTACATCAAACAGAATCAAGCAGAGTGGAATAGTTTCCAAGCCGACCAAACAAAGGCATAAATGAAAACATTACGCCGTAGTATTGGCAAGCCTGAGGTAGGTGGGGAGCCATTAGCCCCACCATTTCAGGCGTTTCAACGTGAAGGTATTATCTTTCGCCGTGCTGAGGTATCAATAATTGCTGGTACACCAGGCGCAGGTAAGTCATCTATTGCATTACATATCGCAGCAAGACTAAAACAACCAACATTATACTTCTCTGCTGATACTAATGCACACACTATGGCAATGCGTTTGCTTGCTATGAAAGCAAAAATAAGTCAAGCACATGCAGAACACATGCTAAAAACACAACCTAAAAAGGCAGAAGAACTCTTGCGAGAGTTCTCCAATTTATACTGGTCATTCGAACCAAGCCCTACCCTTAATGATTTAGATGCAGAAGTATCTGCATTTGAAACTATGTGGGGTAGAAGTCCAACGCTTATCGTAGTAGATAACCTTATGGACATAGCAACAGATGGCGGAGAAGAGTTTGCTGCTATGCGACAGGTTATGAAAGAACTCAAGTATCTTGCAAGAGATACCAATGCGTGTGTACTAGTGTTACACCATACTAAAGAAGGTGCTCAAGGTTTTCCATGCCAGCCACGCTCAGCGTTGCAAGGTATGGTAAGTCAGGTACCTGCTATGGTGTTGACAGTAGGACAAATGATGCAGGGGCAAGACGCATACCTATGCGTAGCCCCTGTTAAAAACCGTTATGGTAAAGCAGACTTTACTGGTAACACATATGTATCATTATCATTTGACCCAGCATCTATGTACCTTGAAGATGTAGTCAGAGACTACAGACAGGTAGAGATGACAGTATGAGCAGCGCAGCAAAAGCCAAAGGTTCAGGAGCAGAGCGAGACGTAGTTAAATACCTTAAGCAATGGTTTCCTTATGTGGACAGACGTTTGGCTGGTGCTACGCTAGACAAAGGAGATATATCTGGTATCCCTGGAGTCACTATAGAGATAAAGAACCACGCCAAGATGGACTTAGCGGGTTGGACAGAAGAGTTGATAGTCGAGATGGCTAACGACAAAGCATGGACAGGCGTGGTGTGGCACAAACGTAAGGGCAGGGGAAGCCCCGAAGATTGGTACTGCACCATGCCTGGCTATGTATATGTAGATTTATTAAGGAGAGCGCTTGGACAAACCAAAGATTGAAGAGTATCTCCATTACATAGGCGCCACCGTGCCTGCTATGGGCAGCGGTTGGCGCAAGATGAAATGTCCATTCCATTCTGATTCACATGCAAGTGCAGCAGTTAACTTTGACAAGAACGCTTTCATATGCCACGGATGTGGAGTGAAAGGCGATACCTTTTCTCTTATCATGTACAAAGAAGGTGGTGATTACCGTGAGGCTGTCAAGTTCGCAACGTCAGTTCTTACTACAGGCAACACAGAGATACGCGGCAAGGATAGAAATAGCAACAGACTATCTAGCAAGCCGTCAACTCTCGGTAGAAGAGGCAAGCATCTTTCATCTGGGGGTGGTAGACGAACCGCTTCCAGGTCATGAGCCTTACAAAGGCAGGCTTGCTATTCCATACATCACGCCATCAGGCGTAGTTGATATTAGATTCCGTGGTATGAATGGCGAAGACCCTAAGTATATGGGTCTAGTAGGTGCCAAGACAACAATGTTTAACACACAGGCATGCTTTGTTGCAGACAAATACATATGCGTCACCGAAGGTGAGTTTGATTGCATCATGATGACAGTCAAAACTAATCACCCAACAGTGGGTATACCAGGGGCTAACAACTGGAAGCCACACTATGTTAAGATACTTGATGACTTTGATGTTGTTATTGTACTAGCAGATGGTGATGCAGCAGGGCTAGAGTTTGGTAAGAAAATCAGTAGAGAGTTAGGCAGTGTCAATATCATCAGCATGCCAGATGGCGAAGACGTCAATAGCATGATGATTAAACAAGGAAGCGAGTGGCTGGATGAGCGAATCAGAGAATGCGTTACCCCTGGATGATAGTTTCTGGGACCATATAGAACACATGGATTTTGCCATAGCCATACCAGTATCTGATACTAGAATGCTTGACATTATTAGCGCACTCCGTGATGTCTATGAGACTATATGTGAGGGTGAGTTGGATGAAGCCAAGATGTGCGTGACCGCATTGGCTGCCATTCTAGTAGCCAGCAAGTACGACAAGGCAGAAGAAGTATGGGAAGAGTTCTCAATCAAAGAAGCAATGCGTGACTTTGAAACCAGTATTAAGGAAATCTTGGATGAAAAACCTTGAAGATGCTAAAACAATTACACTACAATTACTAACAATTCTTTACAGAAAGCATGAAGATTACGGTCCAATGAACATAGCAGGTGCACCTGGTGGTGCTATGAATGGACTACGTGTACGCATGTATGACAAGTTGGCACGGCTATCTAACCTTGGAGATAACGACACGCCCAACTACGAAAGTATTGAAGATACCCTCATTGACCTTGCAAATTATGCCATAATCGGGTTACTAGTCCAACGCGGACAATGGGAAGGTATACCTAATGGTAAACAAAACAAAGCGGGTAGTGGTCCTCAGTGACCTTCAGATACCCTATCAACATAACAAAACCGTAGAGGCTACGCTTAAGTTTATACAAGATTATAAACCAGACGAACTGTGGTGCGTGGGAGATGAACTAGATGCCCCCGAACCCAGTCGTTGGAACAAAGGCATGGCAGGTGAGTACGCAGAAACCCTGCAAGACAGTATAGATTTAACGCACGACATCATGGCTCGTTACCGCAGTGCTTTGGGTAACAAGCCATTTTACATTCAACGAAGTAATCATACTGACCGCATTGATACATACATGCGCAAGTATGCACCAGCCTTTATGTCACTCAAGTCATTAGAGATTGAGGAACTATTAGGTTACAGTAAGTTAAAGATTAATTACTTACACAAGATGCATGAACTACTACCTGGTTGGGTGATGGCACACGGTGATGAAGGCGCACTTAACCGTGCACCTGGGGCTACAGCATTAAACTTAGCCAAACGATTAGGCAAATCAGTAGTGTGTGGACACACACACCGCATAGGATTACAACATGAGACCACAGGATTTTACGGAAAAACCAGTACTTTATACGGGTTAGAGGTCGGTCACATGATGGACATTAAGCAAGCATCTTATCTTACATCAGGTGCTGCTAACTGGCAGCATGGCATTGGTATCCTAGTAGAACACAACCGCAAGGTTACACCATTTGCAGTACCAATTGTTAATGGCGAGGTCATCATTCCCTAATGACTTACATTGAAGAATATAACGAGTTAGTACAACAACTCTCATCTGAATATGCAAAGCGTTATACTATGTTAGAACGTGATGATATAGGTCAAGAGTTGTGGGTATGGTTTGTCGGTCATCCCAATAAGTACAAAGAATGGTCAGCCCTAAAACAAAAAGACCGCGACAAGTTAATTGCTAAGTCGCTGCGTAATGCAGCGCTTAAGTTTTGTGAACGAGACAAGGCTAAAAAGATTGGCTACGACACATCAGATTTATATTACTACGACACGTCAGTAGTCGAAGCATTCTTGCCATCTATCATAGGTGATACATATGAAATCCCTACAAGTATTCAAGACCTCAATGCAAAGTTTGGTACTGGTATCGCATCAGATGGTAACAATTGGTTATCATTGCGTTCAGATATAGCATCAGCCTTCTATAAATTATCAGAAGCCAAGCAGAATATACTAAGGCTGCGCTTTAGTATAGATTCACCTGACTGGGCATTACTATCCAAAGATATGGACACAACAGTAGATGGTGCACGGATGAAAGTTTCCCGTGCTCTAAACTCAGTAGTTAAAAATCTAGGTGGATGGAAGCCATACTATGACAGAGATACTAGGCCAGAACCAGAACCAGATAGCCCTATTACAGAAGATGAAGAAGAGTGAACGACCTTAGAGGTGAGCCAGCCTTTGCTTGCATTTGTGGCTGTAAAATGTTTAAAGTTATTGTCATGTGGGATGAGGAAACCAGGGCAGTTGGCTGGTATGATTTGAAACAAGAATGCATTGAGTGCGGTACATTAACTACCGCACCAACGGAGATAGACGGAGATTACTGTGCCTAACTACGACTTCAAATGTGAAACTTGCAATACAATACTTGAAGTGCAAGACCCAGCAGCACCACCATGTACTGTATGTGGCAACACAATGGTACGTATCTGGACATCTATTGCCGTAAAGTTTAACGGCAGTGGATTCTATTCAACAGGGGGATAAATGTACAAACCTAGTAACACACCTAATTGCGAGTCAACAGATACTGATTTGTTTTTTGTACCTGACGGACAAAACACATACCCAGAAGTCAAAGCACTTAAAAAGATTTGTGGGTCATGTATAGTTCAAAAAGAATGCCTTGACTATGCACTTAAGTATAATGTTATGGGTTACTGGGGTAATACAACAGAAAATCAACGCCATAAAATGCGGCGACAACTTAATATCGAACCAATACCAATGTATCTAACATACAAATAGGAGAAACTATGGAACTATATCTAAGCATAGCACTAGGCATTGTGCTAGGAGAACTAGGCAAGGAACTTCTTTATCGAATTCAGAATGCATGGTGGTCTTTTAGAAATCGCAGTAAACTTAAGCCTGACTTTTTCAATTGGGACACTGAAGAACTGTTAGACAAATAGAAAAAGACCCCCGCCAGGTAGGTTAATGTACCTGAGCGGGGGCTTCTAGTTTCTAAGTGGTATTACTTCTTGACTACACCAAACTCTTTTGCTGATGGGTCAAGTGCCTTGAGCAATGGACCGACTAAGCCAGCAACAAAGGCTGATGCCAATGTCTTAGGGTCATGTACGCCAGTCATATACAAACCTGCTGCTACTGCTGCTGCAGAACGTAGGTATGTTAAACCAATTTGCTTAATCTTTTCTTGATTCATGGGGATTCCTTTACTTTAGTTTCATCTTGATTACACGTGCTTTCACCTGTTCAGGTGTCTCTACTATTTCAAAATGCATATCATCTTTGCGAGTCTTATAAGTGTAGCCTGCGCGTAACCCATATTTCTTACAAAGAATATCTAATACCTTACGCTGTGCTTCAGTGAAGGTGTTCTCTTTACCAAGTGGATGCTTGACTGCATTAAGGTCTATAGCAGTACCAGATGAGTGGTTAGATAAATCTTCTGTCTTACCACGTACCTGACGATATGCATACGACCAGTCATCAAATGCCCCTTCTTCAAGGGGTTCTACATTAACATGAAACTCAGCAGCAAATGCTGCTAATACTGGACCACATATTTCATTGCATTGCAATTTGATTTTAGTACCATCAACAAGAAAATGTTTAATGTTAATTGCTTCTTTATCTTTAGATGCAACCCAACCATTTTGGCTATGCTCAATCGTCATCTTCATCTTCCCATTCACTAGGTTCTATATCAGGAGTTACTGGTTCCCACATTGGTTCGGGAACTATAGTTGTAAATCCCATTACTATTCCTTTGGATTACGTAACGGATAAGTAACTGCCCAAACAACAAGGGTGCCAACAATGGCATATCCCACTACTGTCTTGGCTGAGCCATCAAGGACGACCCAAGCAATACCCATACCCAGTAGGGTCCAGCACTGCTCTAACATATCTCTAAAAAAGTTCACGGCTTGCGTCTCCTTACGGTTTTAGATTCTCTACTGGCAGCACCGCCACCAGAAGAACCACCACTAGAGGGGGTTCTAGTTGTAGTTGTAGATGCTGCCATAGTTGCTGCAGTAGTAGCAATCTGTCCAACAATAACGGAGGCAACAATAATTTTTTCTGATTCTGTACGTTCTTCTACTGACATATCAGCACCAATGCTTGCAATAGCAAGCAAGGCATTGGCTGGGTCACTAAAGAGTTCTGCAATTAGTTCTGCTGGATTCTCAAGGAGAACCAAAGCAATTGCTACCTCTGCGGTAATAACTACTTCATTGCCTGCCTCATCTGTACGAACCTCAATAGGTGTATCAGGTGGCAAGTCTTGAAGAGTAATACCAGCATCTTGAATTGCTTGTGCAGTTACTGGTGCGCCTTGCGCTGCTTCTATAACTGCCTCTGCTACTATCTGTCTCTCCTGTGCAGTTGCATTAGGAGGAGCAATAGGAGGCTCAGTATGAGGTTCTTCTGGGACAATTGGGATAGTCGGTTGAGGTTCCGCTGGTTGAGGATTAGGTTCTGGCGCAGTTGGTACAGGCTCAGGGGACGGGTCTAATGGAGGTTCAAGAACAGGTGGTTCCTCTACTGGAACAGGAGCCTCTTCAGCAGGAGGCTCACCAATCGAACCCTCAGGGTCAGGAATTGCAACAGGAGGTTCTTCTGCAGGGGCAGGAGGTTCTTCTGCTACTGGAACAGGCTCAGGCAAAGGTTCAGGTGCTGGAGGCTCTGCTACGGGTACAGGTTGTGGTACTGGCTCAGGTTGAGGCTGAGGTTCTGGACCTGGCT